TCACATGCGTTGGATTGCGCAAACACGGCGACTGCTCGGTTCCCAAGTGGGATATGGTCAAAGGCAGTCGAGGTCGCGCCAAGCTTGGCGTTGATAAATGGCAAGGTCGAGACGGCAATATGTATGACGGCAACGTCATCAAGGAGTATCTCGAACCCGAAGAGAAACCGTCAACCCAATCCGCGCAGTCGCCCGCTCCCGCGAACGACGACGAGGATTTGTTCTAAGGGAGGAATTTCTGATGAAAGATATAATCATTGGAATAGCCGAATTGGGAAGGGGGCAAGCCATGGAGCTTAGACCTTACCAGTCAAAGGCAGTTGACGCGATTTTCGAGTCTTGGCAAGAGTTCGACAGAACGCTTCTTGTTCTTCCGACGGGCATGGGCAAGACCATAGTGTTTTCCAAGGTGGCGCAACGCGCTTTGAAAACGGGAGACGACAAAGTTCTTGTACTCGCGCATAGAGAGGAACTGCTCACCCAAGCGCGGGATAAAATTCTGACGGCAACGGGACTCACCTGCGCTTTTGAGAAAGCTGATAGTTCCGCATTGGATTCCGACGCGCCCATAACGTGCGCTTCCGTCCAAACGCTTATGAGGGAGTCGAGACTTCGCAGATTCTCGCCCGACCATTACTCAACGATAATCGTTGACGAGGCGCACCATGCGTTGAGCGACTCTTACCAAAATATCTTGAATTACTTTTCGTCCGCGAAAGTTTTGGGAGTCACGGCGACTCCGGACCGTGGCGACAAGAAAAATCTCGGACAGTATAATCCGCAAGAAGCCCATTCCCGAGGGCGACATAATCGCTTACGATAAATCCAATCTCTTGCCGTCGGCGGGATACGCTTCCATCCAGAGCAACAAGTGTAATCCGAATGCGCCGAGGGGAATCGGAAGTACAAGGCGCAGACTTGGAGATTTATGATATACCTGCTCGATTTAAACCAAACCCTTGTGGACGCGAAGAAAGACGCGCCGCGCATCCGACCGTTCGAACTTCAAATAGCCAATGAGATTTACCGCCAATGGCTTGTTGATATGTTGCGGAATAGATATGTAATACTTATCACCGCGCGCCCGAAAAAATACCGGACCATGACGCTTGAAAGAATACAATCCCTGACAAACTGGCAACCGCAGGAAGCGTACTTCTCGGAAATCCGCTCATGGCCGCATTTCAAGAAGGCGCATCTCTTGCGGAAATACGTTCTGCCCAAACACGGTAAAGACGGTAGGCAATACTTTGGAATAGACTCCGCAGATTGCATAGACGACTTGCGGAATCCCCCCTCTAATCATCTTGAGAAACTAAAAGGCGATCGCAAAGACGAATGGAGTGTAAAAATCAACGACCAATGGAGGGTATGCTTCAAATTCGACGAAAACAAGGGCGAAACATTTGATGTCGGCATAGAGGATTATCATTAAAAGGAGAATATTATGGATACTGAAACATTGCATTTAACCACACCCGGAGAGATTCTTTTGGAAGAATTTTTAAAGCCTTTGAATCTTTCCCAACGAGAACTTGCCAAGGGATTGGGAATTCCCGAAACGAGGGTAAGTGAAATCATACACGGCAAACTTCGTATAAATGCGGAATACGCCTTGAGACTTTCGCTTTTCTTCAAGATGAGCGAGAGGTTCTGGCTCAATCTCCAATACGACTATGACCGCCGTATTTTGGAAATGTCCAAAGCGGCGGATATAAAAAAGAGAGTCCACCCATATACTAAGTTGACTACCTGTGTAGCGTAACCTTTAAAGCCGATTCTTACGAGTCGGCTTTTTTTGACACCCCGCCGTCTTGTATGGAACTTCATACGGACGACAAGATAGTATCGCGGCAGAGCAACTGGGTTTTTGACGAGCACGTCGCGCCAGAATTCGACAAGCATGTAAGGAAGTCCGTTCCGCAATACGACTTGGTTCAAAACCTTGCGGAGACATTTTCGGATTGGTTTACATTTCCTAATTCTACGGTTATTGACTTGGGCGCGGCGACCGGAGAAACGCTTAGGCGCATACGCGCGAGACACTCGAAAAAGCTTCATCTCATAGGCTACGACAATTCGCAGGCTATGATTGAACAGGCGAAGTCTAAAGATGTAGATATCACCTTTGCGGACTTGGAAAAGCCCTTTGAGCTTCCCGAACATTCCTATTGCGTGTCGCTCTACACGCTTCAGTTCTTGCGCCCTTCAGCTCGAAACGACCTCATAAAACGGACTTACCGCAGGCTTTCGGATTCCGGCGCAATGTTTGTAGTGGAGAAGGTTCTCGGTTCGACCGCCCAGATGCAGGACATCCTGCAACAGCTCTATTGGGAAATGAAAGCCCGCAACGGCTTCACGTCGGAGCAAATCATAAACAAGGCGAAAGCCCTTCGGGGTTGTATGTACCCGAAAACGGTCGCCGACAATGAGGAGGAATTCCGCTCCGTCGGGTTCAATTCGGAAATCGTATTCAAGGAATCGCAGTTCTGCGGCTGGCTTCTTACGAAATAGTATGGCGCTTCTTGGTGGTATTCTAAAAGACGCATGGACTCCCGCTGACAGGCGCGAACCGTGGCGCTGGTGCGAGGAGCATATTAAGTCCATTCCGTTTTCACCCATGCCTGGGCCGTTCCGTAGCGACAATTCCCCTTGGATACGAGAGGTGATGGAAGCGATAGTTGACCCGAAAATCCGTCTTGTCTCGATTATAGCCGCCGTTCAAAGCTCAAAGACTACTTCGCCGGAACTCACTCTTTGCTACATAATCGCCAATCTTCCCGGCCCTTGCCTTTGGCTCGACCAGACGGACGAGGACGCAAAGGACGAAAGCGAAAGCCGTATCCAAAAGCTTTTTGAAAGTTGCGAGCCCGTAAAAAAGCTTTTCCCGAAGAACAAGAATAAACAGCGCAACTGCACTATCCATTTCTCGAACGGTATGACCCTTTGGATGTTGGGAGCTTACAATAAGACCAATTTACAAAGACGCTCCATACGTTGGCTTTTTGGCGATGAAACATGGAGATGGCCAGTAGGGCACATGGCGGAAGCGGAAGCGAGAACCACGGCGTTCGGCTGGCTTGGCAAATGCGTGTTTATGAGTCAGGGCGGAGAGGAAGCCGACGACACGCACCGCAAGTTTGAAACTACCGACATGCGGGAATGGCACTACAAATGCCCGAAGTGCGGAAAATACGTTCCCTACAAGTGGGAAAACGTCGAATGGGACGATGACTGCAAAGACGAAAACGGCGAATACGACTTCTCGAAAATCAACCATTCCACCGCTTTAAAATGCCCCGAATGCGGGGAGTATTTTGAGGATTCAGACCGTATGCGCAGAATCCTCAATAGGGACGGAAAGTTCATTTCTTTGAATCCGAATGCGGCAAAAGAGAATCGCGGCTTTCATTGGAACGCATTGGCGAGTATGAGTTGGGGCAAACTTGCCGAACTTTATTTGCGGGCGAAGATTGCCGCAAGGAAAGGGGACTCGTCGCTCCTGCAACAGTTCTACCAGAAGCGTCTCGCCCTCGCCTGGAAAGAATTTGCCGAAGACTATCGCCTTGAAATCGCAAGCAGCGGATACAATTCCGGAGACCTATGGGAAGAGGAAGGCGGCTTCAACAAGAAAGGCGAACTCATCGCTCCGCCTTTTGTTGGTGAAGAACGCATAGCTCCGCTTCGCATAATGTCGGTTGACGTTCAAATGGACCATTTCTACCTGGTTGTCCGCTCTTGGAGCGTTGAAGGTTCGAGCCGCCTTTTGTGGCACGAGCGCGTTCTTACTTGGGAGGATATTGAGGAAATACAGAGGCGATTTTCGGTTCTCGACAATCTCGTATTCATAGACGCGGGATACAACTCCTTCGAGGTTTACAAGCAATGCGGAAAGCGGAGCTGGATTGCACTTATGGGCGACAACCGCGCCAATTTCTTTCACAGGCTTCCGCAGGGGAAAACCGTCTTGCGATTCTACTCTCCCGTGAAGCACATTTTCATTTCGCGATACGTCAAGTGCCGTATGCACTTTTGGAGCAATCTCAATGTAAAGGATACTTTGGCAAGAATTCGCCGCAATCAGAACCCGACCGATGGCGCGACGTGGGAGGTCCCGACGGACATATCCGAAGACTACTTGAAACAAATGGAGTCGGAACACCGTATCAAGAAGGGAAATTCGTGGATATGGGAGCAAATCGGCAACCGACCAAACCATTACCTCGACTGCGAAGCTATGAATTGCGCGGGTGCGCTTATGTTGAAGATTATCGGAAATTATAAGTTAGAATTTGATTTTAACGTTTAAAATATTTTCCCAGAATTTTGAGTTTTCTATATCACAAGGGAATTTATTTTCTTCCCCAAAATTATCACGGAATTCATTCGAACGAATTTTATCTTTTATAAAATTCTTTAACGAATAAAAAGCGTTAGCAATTTTATCCATTGTATCTTCTTCCCAAATTATCGTATGGTCATCTTTGATTTTATTTTCAGCGCAAGCTTTTCTTATATCAGCATAATCATCTTCATCAGGGTCACCAATGTCTTTACATGATAGTTCTTTATATATTAAAGATTTAATGTAATATTTTTGTTCAGATAATAAGGAAGAGAGTTTCTGACAAAGGTTGTCGAATTCTTCCAATTCTGTCTGGTTGGAATGTATTTTGAAAGCATCTTTTATTTCTTCTTTCGTTTTTGCTTTTACTAAAACTTCATAATCTTTAACTAATTTCCGATTTTCTGATAATAATTCTGCAATTAAAGATTCCTGTTTTTGGTTTTTCTGTAATTGTGCTTCTAAAATTTCTCGACTCATTGTATTCGGAAATGGCGTTTTCTTAATATAGTCTTTTGTTGTTGCTATAAATTCATTCTTTTTATCATTAAAATTTGCAGAGTCTATTTTTGAGACATTTAGTTTTTTTTCCACTACAATATCCCTAATATCATCTATAGTATCGGAATCTAAGAGTTTCCCACCCTGCTTTACGACATTAAGTACGCCACAATTTTTAAAATCAATAGGCTCTACGACAAGAGGACGTGCCGCTATTTCTAACTGCCACATTGCACCAAGTTCATTTTGGCACATTTCACTCTCCTTATAATTTGGAGTTATTATCATAAATAAAAGTTCAGCAGAAGTTATATTCTCTTTTATATGATCGCGCCAATCCTTCCCTGTTTCAATTTTAGTTCCTTTCGTTGATGTGCAAAAAATAGAATCTCTTGGAATAGATAGTCCATCAATGAGAATTTTATCAATGAATTGTTTCACAATTTCACTATCTTTGCTTGAATGACTTACAAATACTTTA